CCCTTCGTCGCTTCCTGTAATCGCGCTATACCCCTCACCCCACCCTTCTCTATGGGTAGGTATTAGCACTGGCTGGCAATCAATAGGCGCTCCCATAGGGGCTTGTGAGTGTACGTACATGGGGATACACACGGCTATACATTCCACTCATGGTAATCAGACAGGGGAATGCCTTGCTCGTCACATCCTTTGAGGAAGCCAGCGCCGCCCTTTTCTTGTGACTGCTTGAATCGGTCATGGCATACCTTCGCCATGCTCTGTAGGTTAGACCTATCCCAGAACAGGAAGACATTGCCTTGATGGGGTATCCTGTGGTCTACCACGTTGGCGGGGTATTGCTTGCCTTTGTGGTGCGGGCATTGGCAGAATGGATGCTTACTGAGTATGTGGAGTCTCAGTTGCTTCCATCGCTTGGAGTTGTAGAGGTGCTTTAGTTGCTGTGCGCCGCCCATTGGTGTACTGGTCTCTGCGTGTGGTGTTACTGCTTAGGCTTGCCGTCCTTCTTGTCTTGCTTGTCCTTCTTTCCGAATGCTGCTTCCCATCTGCGCTGTAGTTCTTCAGCACTTATCTGGGATGGTCTTTGCTTTGATCCTTTACCGCTCACCACTTCACCTTGTCGGCCCAGTATGCCGCGCTCATCTTGCCTTTCTCTATGTTGCTTGCGTGCCTTGCTTTGAAACTTGCCCGCCTTGCCTTGTCTGCCGCTGACTCGCCTTCTTTCTTCGGACTGCCGCTTACACCCTGCTGGCCGAACCTGATCGTCTTGATCTGGTCACCAGACTTTGCCACAACTACGTGAGATTTAGTCGGGTGATTAGGCGTGCGCTTTGGTTTGTTGAACCCTTCTACTCCGATTCTCTCTAGCCTTGGGTCTTTCTTTGCCATGTGTAAAGCCTCGCTTTGAGGTTACAGTATACCAAAAAAGAAAGCCCGCACCAAGTGGCCGGGCTATGTGACCTAATCGCAGCCGGAGTCGAGGCGCGTCGATGGGTCTAGTGGGGTAAGTCAGGCGACAGTATTGCGCTATTGAATATCAGTGTCAATAGTTTATTTCATGTAAATCCGAGTTTGAACTTTGATATTGCATTACAATCCCACAGCAGCGTCTACAGCAGCGCCAATGATTTCAGCGTTACTGCCCTGCTCCCTGTTCACTGTAAGAGCGCCACGGCCATCTAGGGCGCCATCTAGGGCTATTGACTCGCCTGAAGGATGGAAATCAATCACAGTGAGTGCGCCTTGGTCATAGCGGACGTATGTACACCCGGCCAACAGGGATATTGCGGCGATTACAGCCGGAAGTTTGCGGGTCATTTCATCACCTCTGAATTAGTGCGCCCTGATTGAATGGTGCGCCCGGCCACTTCAGCAACCCGTTTCGGCGTTCAATCTCGGACGGCTTTACCGCACGTTTACGGCTTTTGTGTATTTTATCATAACGCTATTGCAAAGACAGCAAGCCCGTGGCATGGTTGGCAAAACAACAGAGGAAATCAGCATGGAAAATATCAGCAAACAATCCGAATTGCAGTTCTGGCTCGAATCATATCAGTTTTGGAGCAAGGCCATCACCGTGTGTAATGGCTATCCGTCAATGCTCAACTATAACAGAGTACGCAAGAACCTGGCTCGCGCTATACGGGCAGCAGAAACCAAACTTAATCGAACGCATAGAAACCTGCCGAAGTTGGGCTGCGTCCAATACATGGGGAATGGCAAATGAACTGCACCGCCTGCCCTGCTCTTAGATACCCCATAACGTCCGGAGTGTGCGCTATGGGCTTTCGTACCGCTACCGTGGCTAAGGATGGCTACAAGGTGCGACACCCGCTGGAAACGTGCCACAGACCTGCTAGTGACGGGGAAGTGGCTGACAGAATGGAAGTACTAGCTCGGGAGAGAAGCGAATGATTCACTTTAGAGATAAAACGCTGTGCGAATTCAAGAAGTGTGCGAAGTTTGAAACTTGCCCGCGAGCATTGACAGATGATCTAATAGAACAAGGCCGCAAGTGGTGGGGGAGCGATGACTTCCCCGTATCAATCTACATATCTGAGCCTGAGTGCTATGAGAATCCTGCTTAGGTTCTTTGCCACGATTATCGCTACTACCTACCTCACAGCCGCATCCGTTCAATACGGTTTTGCGGCTTCTTTGTTAATCCTTCTCAGCGGAATCATTGTGGCGGTTTGGTCGCTCCATTGGGACTAGATACGCACCTTCTTGTGTAGATCAAAATCAGGCGCTTTCTTGATCGGACACTTCGGGCCGGTCTTGTCTTTGCTCTTTCGCAGATCAAGGTCAGATCGTGTCTTGAGATCGCGCTCAGGAGAGAACGTGCAAGATGGCAGCACTTCTATCGTGCCCCCACTTGAAAGGAAGCCAGCAGTCAGGGACGCAATCAGCAATCGTCGCGCCTCTTTGTCTTGCAGGGACTCGTTCGGTGTCAATTCTTCGTTGGCTGGTGGAATCATATTCGTTATTGTAGCACGCTCTGTCACTTGCTTACCCCTAGTCGTTTCTCATGGAAGTCTATCTGCTCTTTGAAATACTGTACTTGCCCGGCTATCCATTCGCGTGATGGCTTGAATGTCGCCTTAGACCACGCTACAAGCTCATCTACGCAATCAACCCCATACATATCAATCATGGCTGATCGGTAAGCCAGCACGGTTGTGGTGTTCTTCATTCCCCATTGGTTACACTGCGGGCATTGCGGGTGAATGTTGATCTCGTCTGCCTTCGTTGCTTTCTTCCCGCGCTCAATGAAGTGCCCGCCCTGCATTTCCTGCCACGGCTTCGACACTCCGCACGTTATACACTTGCAATATCCGTTATCGTCAGCAGCTTTGAGGCGCACCATGCGCTGACAGAGGACTGCGGCAGCGTCTAGCTCCTGGGCGATGCTCTTGACCTTGGCTTTCTTTGGCTTTGGCTTTGCAGGCTTGTGCGCCTTCTTTTCTAACTCCGCTTGCCAGTAGTGATCTTTAGTGCAAAATCCTGCCTGCTCCCATGTATCAGAGTTCTTTATACTTGGCAGCTCGGACTTGCAGTGGCGGCACTTTCTCATAGAAGCCCCTCGCTTAGGATTCGGAAAGCAGCAGCAGCGGCATGTGGATATTGTCCATTGCCAATGGCTTTAAGTCTGTCCATTTGTGCGGCCATGCCATTAGCCATTCTGTCCACTCCGGATTTATCTTTCCTCCTGCATGGGTTGCCAGCGTAGGCGTTTTTCTTGTGTACTCCGCTGGATACGCTCCCTCCTTGGCGTTGTGTGCCGTGGGGGTAGGCAAGAATCCAAATGCGCGGCCTGACATGGCAAGCTCCAAGCTCTCCTGCTGATAGGCATATCCATTCAGCATCATACCCGCTTTCGGCCAAGTCTCCGAGAACGGTTCCGAGCCCTCTAGCAGTGAGCATTGAGGAATTTTCCATAAATGCAAATCGTGGTCGTATTTCGCCAATAATCCGGAGCATATGCTTCCACATTCCAGACTTTTCCCCGTCGATTCCGGCACCTTTCCCGGCGCTGGATATGTCTTGACAAGGAAATCCTCCCGATACCACATCAACAAGTCCTCTCCACGGCTTTCCGTCAAAGGTTTGAACATCATCCCAAATCGGGAAAGGCGGGAGAATTCCGTCATTTTGTCTTGCGACAAGTACGCACGCTGGATATGGCTCCCATTCAACAGCACAGACTGTTTTCCATCCGAGCAAATGTCCTCCAAGGATTCCGCCACCAGCTCCTGCGAACAGTGCCATTTCTCGTAAAGCGCCTTGCTGATTATCCACCCCATGTTCACTCCTCATTGCTTCGCTTCCCGATACTGCTCAAATACCGCCAGGGATGGGTCAGACCACTTGATTGACTGATCCGCGCCAAATGCTTGTATGTAATCCACTAGTGCCGAAAACGTGGGCTTGTCCATCTTTGACGTTCGCATTCCAAGCAGCACAAACCCGTCACCGTTGATATTCGGCACAAACTCAGCGCCCTTGAATGACCCCGTGATAATGTCCTTCCAAGCTTCGGGTGAGTGCTTCTTGTCGAACCATGTCACTTGGTTGGATATGTCGGTCAGGAGCGCCCAAAGGAGGTTATTCTGCTCCCCTGATCTTGTTTCGCGCCCAAGAGATACAATTACCGGCCCCGACTTCAGCCCGTTTATGATGTTTTGCTGTATCCACGGCATTGCAGCAGCAGCTCCGGCCATGTCGTCTATCTTGCGCTTAATGTCGGCCATCAATCCATGCTCCTATACTTGCGCCCTAGAACTTTTAGCCCTCGCTTTTGGGATTCGTGGCGGGCGCATCCAGTGCGTCCATGACCAGTTCCCGAACTTGCCATCTGCAAACAATACAATGCCGACTTGATCTGACTTGTAGTCCCGTGATCCAGACTCAGAAAGCCCTACAAATACAACGGTGTTTTCTTCCGGCATTTCTTTATCTGTTTTGCGCCAATTTGCCATTTTTATCCCCTTGTATCTGCAAAATCACCAACGAACTTAGGCACCACAACTTCCACCGGCACCCCTGCCAAGGCAAGGCGATTCGCCAGTATGTAAGCCGACCTCTGCCCCGTAAAGTTTTCGTCGTTGTCGGCATATACTGTCACCGATTTTACACCGCATGGCAAGACAAATTTTTCAAGCATTCCTGCATTTCCAGAAGCCCAGCAAGGCACCTTGAAATCACGCATAACAGCAAGCGCAGTTTCAATTCCTTCCGCGATTCCGATGTGCTCGTAAAGGCTGGTCAATCTTATGGCTCCTCCGGCCATTTCAACGATTGGCGTTAAAACCTTTTTAGGGGCATTTACAGGCGCTTTGCCTTGACCCTGTAGGTACGTAACATGAAGCGTGCAAAGTCGCTCTAATGGGCTTATAAACTGCCCAATCATAGCCGGAAAGGTGCCTGCGTGCTTTCCGTCTTCGTAATAGCGCATTTCCTTGATCGCCATCACTCCGCTTGAGCATGGCAAGCCCCTTGCTCGGAGGTAATCCATAACCTGGGGGCAGTGCTTTGCGGGAATCATATACTTAAACAAATCACTGATCCGTCCGTTATCCTTTGGCTTGGTGATTTTCTCTGGCTTAATGTTGCCGACAAATGAATCAATTTCAGCGGCAAGCGGTTTAAACTCTCGCCCGGTGAATTCTATTGCCAGTTTCATTCCGTCACCGGCTCCACATCCTGAACAGAAATAACTTCCCGTCCCGTCCTTGTCGTCAAACCTGTACCGATCCTTACCGCCACACAAAGGACAAGGCCCGTGCCTATTTTGCAAGAACTCGTCACCAAGCCCAAGATGGGCAAGTATACCGCGCCATTTTCCGATTGCTGCTTGTTGTGTTTTCATTGCATCACCGCCATTAGCTTTTCTAGCGCGGCATGGCCTCTGGCAACATCCGCAGCCGTTCTGACTTTTACCACAGGCTCAGACTTCGCAAACTTTTTGCCGTATGCCTGCTTAATGTTCAAATGCTTCAGGTAATCCAGCGTCTCAGGAGTCGGTTCTTTGGGCGCAGCGTCCTTGTGGGCGTTAGGCCAAACTGAAAACCGCTCTCGATACTTGTTAGCCGCCCATCCGGGCTTGTAGCCTTTCTGCATAGCGTAGTGCTGCAATTCGCCAAAGAAGTCTTTTTTCTGCCAATCCGTCAATTCTCGATTCAGCTTCTTCTTGGCTTTAAGCTCTTGCAGCTCACCATCTGCCGTTTCAATCTTTGACTGCGCCTCTGGCTTAAATCCGCAAGCAGGGCAAACGTGGACTTTTGGCGGCTTCAGGTAATGGCACTTCATGCACTCTTTCGGGAGCGGTTCGTCTTTTTCCTTCGTGGCGCTTTTCTCTTTCGGGCTTCCGTCACACAGTTCCAGATACTTCCCGTCAATGTCAGTCACAAATCCCAATCTGAGGTGCGTGTCTGAGTGATCCAAAATCAAGCAATCCGCTTTTCCGTCTGCCGTTCTCAATCCCCGGCCAATGATCTGCTGGAACAGAATATCAGACTTGGTTGGCCTTGCAAGAATAATACAGCGTACATCCCAATCTATGCCCGTGGTCAACACTCCCACGTTGCAGATAACCTGTAGAACTCCGTCCTTGAACTGCCTAGCGGTTTCCCTGCGCTCGTCCATTTCAGTGTATGAGTCGATGTAACCGCAAGCCACTCCACGGGAAAGGAATTGCTGCTGAATGTGCTTTGCGTGCGCCCGGTTTACTCCGTAGCACAGTGTCGGCCTATCCTCGCCTAACTTGAGCCAGGTTTCCACAATGTCGGCGACTAGGGGCTTTTTGTCCATTGCATCGGCAAGATCACCTTCGTGATAATCTCCCGCCAACGTCCGAACGCCTTTCAGGTCTGGGTGCGACGGGGCAAACACTCGAAAGCCAGAAAGCCAGCCTTCGTCAATCAGCTCCTGAGTCGTGGCCGGGATCAGCAATTCATCGTAATGCTTTCCAAGCCCCTTAGTGTACGGGGTAGCCGATAGCCCGATAAAAGGCACTCGGTTCCACTTGTGCATCCAGTCGGCATAGAACTTGAACCAATTGTGCGCCTCATCGATGATAACCAAGTCAGCCGCCGGGATGTTTCTTCGCATTAGGGTTTGAACCGAGCAAATCTGCACCGGCATGGCGTAGTTTGTTAATTCGTGAATTCCTTGGATTACACCAATATCGGACAAGCCTTCCTCGATGAACTTTGTGGCAGTCTGATCCACCAAGGAAACGGCATTGACGACAAAAATAACCCGCTTTCCCTTTGCCCTTGCCATTTCGATAATATGCGAAGCAATCACGGTCTTGCCAAATCCTGTGGGCGCTTTAAGCAATACGCGCTTACATCCCCTAGCCAAGGAAGAACGGATCATTTGAATTGCAGTTTGCTGCTTAGGTCGAAGGGTTTTCATTGCCCGCCCTCCAGCACAGAATACTCGCCAGTTTCATGGTCAACAAACACGGAAAAATCACCGTTCTTTCCTTGGTAAAGTGTAGTTAATACTCTGGACTCTGGACTATGGTTATTCTGGGTTATGTTTTTTGGCGTTTTTTCTAACCTAGAAATAACCCCTTGGGTTTTGTTTGGGTTTTTAGCCGGACGCCCTCCCTTTTTGCCGTTCTCTCGCCCACGAACCGCCATTTCAAAGGCGTGCGCCATTTCTTCCTGTGCTCTCTGGTTGATATAACCGTCAGGAGTTTCCGTCCAATACAGGGCAATTATGCGATTTACCGCCTGCTTTTCAATGCGAGTAAAGCAGCGTAAAAGTCGATATAAAGCCTCGCCTTTTGGAAGCGGTTTTTCGTCAGAATAGTGATAGTCCAACATGAGGCAATATGCACCATGTTCGGCCAGGGAAAGCTCGTTTGTATTTTTCAAATAGTCAACGACAAATCTTTTGTAAAAGATCATACATAGCTCCTTTTTGGCCCCTTTTGAAATAGCTGGCACCCAAGGAAAAGGGAGGAAACCAACTCAGAGCGCGACCAATGAGCCGGGTGCCAGCGTTACCGATTATATGCCCCCTTTAACTGAGTGTAAAGCCTGTAAAAAAGCACTATGGATGGTGTTTCATGGCCTTGTTTTAGCTTTTAATGCCGTGCGCGGATTAGCTTTTAATGTGTGAAAAATAGTGTAAATAGTGCTTGCAATCGTCTGGAGGCCGCGTATTATGGGGCTTCTAATACAGGAGGGTTCCAGAATGCTACACACAATCCAATCAGAACTAAAAGCTCCAAAAGGCAATTACAATTCATTCGGCAAGTACAAGTACCGATCATGTGAGGACATTGTAGAGGCGCTGAAACCTCTCCTTGCCAAGCATGAATGCCACCTGATTCTGTCTGATGACGTGGTGATGGTAGGCAATAGAATCTACGTGAAAGCCACGGCGTCGATATATCAAGGCGCTGTCATTGTGGGAACGTCCACGGCATTTGCCCGCGAAGCTGAAACAAAGAAGGGAATGGACGAAAGCCAGATAACCGGCACGGCTTCAAGTTATGCCCGCAAATACGCATTGAATGGCTTGCTTGCGATTGATGACACAAAAGACGCTGACACGGACGAAGATACAGCGGCCAGAAACGCGCCATCCAAACAACCCGCGAAGATTGACGAAGCCGTAAAGCGTGCGCTGCATGAGTGTGTAGATATTGACGGACTCCGGACGGTGTGGAAAACGCTGACACCCGAGCAACGTGAAGCTCACATGGACATTCTCAACGAAGTAAAAGAGCGTCTATCGTGACACTATCGCCTAAACGCGCTGGAAGGCTCACTGCCAGCGTTTTTGCCAATGCCATAGGGATAGGCTATGACTCGCGGCAAAAGACTTGGAGGCAGCTTACAGGCAAGGAAGAACGCTTCCAAGGCAATGCTGCGACTCAGTGGGGCAGTGACAACGAAGTAAATGCGATCCAGCAGTATGAAGTGATGACCGGCAACATAGTCGAGAGCGCATTACATGGTCAGGAGTTTGTGATTCATCCTGAGCACGATTGGCTCGGATGTACGCCGGATGGGATTGTGATAGATCATTTGCTGAAGGTTGTGATTGAGGCCAAGTGCCCCGCGTCAATGAATCTGTATGGAGAGGTTCCGGCGCACTACATGACCCAGGTTCAAGGGCAGATCGAAATAGTGGGAGCCGACCACGCGCATTTTGCTTGCTGGACCCCTGAAGGCTTTGAAGTGTTTGAAGTGCCGCGAAACCCGCAATATTGGCAAGAATGCTTTGCCTTGCTGGATGAATTCTGGCAATGTGTGAAAAACGATGTAGAACCAAAGAAGCGCAAGAAACCAACATTACCAACAGTTGAATACAGGAAAATAATATGAAGCGCGGAGTAAATCGAGTGATGCTTGTCGGGTCTGTAGGCAAAGACCCTGAATCAAAACATCTGCCATCCGGCAGCATGGTTATCAATTTCAGCGTAGCAACTTCGGAAAGCTGGAAGGATAAGCAAACCGGCCAGCAACAGGAGCTGACGGAATGGCACCGCTGCGTATGTTTCGGCAAGCTCGCTGAAATCATTGCACAGTACGTCAAGAAGGGCAGCAAGCTCTACATCGAAGGAAGCCTGCGTACTCGGTCATGGGAGCAAGACGGAGCGAAGCGATACGCCACGGAGATTGTGGTAAGCGAAATGCAGATGCTAGACGGAAAGCCTCAGGATTCCGGCCAGCAGCCCGGCCAGGGTCGCGCTCCTGTTCAGTCAGCGCCAAAACAAGATAATTTTGACGATGATATTCCGTTCTAATCATGCGGCCATCCGAGCAACTAGCAGCAATCCTATCGGGAAAGATGCTACCGAGTGAAGCAGATGACGCAGTGCAATCATGGCTGCGTTTATCTGTTTACAACCTTGCAAAGCAGGTGTTACTGTTACCATCGAAAGAAGAAAGAAGAATGCGGCTAAATGCCGTACACGGGCCAGAATTGCGAAGATTAGTCGGCCTTGAATGCAAAAGACTATTAGGGGAATAGGGATGGAATACGCTGATTTTATAAGAAGCAAGTCTTTCAAAACAAAGTCAGCCGGTTTTGTTGCTGACTTGTCAGAATATCCGCTGTTTGGGTATCAGTCTGACATTACGCAATGGGCGCTTAGTCGAGGCCGCGCTGCAATCTTTGCAAACACCGGGCTTGGTAAAACGCTGATGCAACTAACGTGGGCAGATCAGGTTGCACGCAATACCGGATCTCCGGTGCTGGTTATAGCGCCATTGGCCGTATCAGAGCAGACAATAGGCGAGGGGCAGAAGTTCGGCATTAACGTCGAAAGGTTTGAATTCTGCGAGGTATCAGGTCCAAAGATTTACATCACCAACTATGAGCAATTGCACAATATAGACGAAAACCAGTTCTCCGCAATCGTGCTGGACGAGTCTAGCATATTGAAAGGAACGGACAGCAAGACCCGCCAACTAGTTCAAGACAAGTTCCGGCACATTCCGTACAAACTAAGCTGCACTGCCACCCCGTCACCTAATGACTTTATGGAGCTTGGAACCCAGGCTGAATTCCTTGGCATTATGTCTCAGGTAGAAATGCTTGCCATGTTCTTTATCCATGACGGCAGCGACACCTCCAAATGGCGATTGAAGGGACACGGTCGCAAAAAGTTTTTTGAATGGCTGGCAACGTGGGCAATCTTCATAACAAAGCCTTCAGACATTGGCAGGCCAGACGAAGGGCATGAATTGCCTGAATTGATCTTCCATGAGCATATTATTGACTCAGGAATCACAGATGGGCTATTTGCTCCGGTTGCTCAGGGATTGCTTGATAGAAACAAGGCCAGAAAAGACACTGTAGATTCGCGGGTAGAGAAGGCGGCAGACATTGCCAATTCGTTTGATGACCAGTGCCTGATATGGTGTCACCTGAATGACGAATCCGAAAAGCTGAAGTCTGTAATCGATAACGCTGTAGAAGTAAAAGGCTCGGACGATCCAAAGCATAAAACCTCATCCATGATAGGGTTTGCCAAAGGCGAAGTTATCAAACTGGTCAGCAAGCCAAAAATATGTGGCTTCGGGATGAACTTTCAGTCTTGCAATAAGATGGTATTCGTGGGACTCTCTGATTCGTGGGAACAGTTCTACCAAGCTGTGAGAAGATGCTGGCGCTACGGGCAGACAAAGCCGGTTCATGTTCACATAGTGAGCGCGGACATTGAAGGCGGCGTACTTGCTAACATCAAACGCAAAGAACAGCAGCACCGGGAATTGATGGCCGAAATGATAGCTGTAATGAAAGACAAGACTTTGATGGAATTGGGGAAAGCAAGAAACGAAAAGGCAGACTACAACAATACAAAGACAATGGAGATTCCGCGATGGGTAGCGTGATAGACCAGGTAATAACAGACAAGTATTCGATATATAACGGCGATTGCGTAGAAGTGGCCTCGGCGCTTCCTGAAGGCTCGGTAGACTTTTGCATATACTCGCCTCCCTTTGCATCGTTGTACACTTACAGCAACAGCGATCGAGATATGGGAAACGTCAAAAGCGATGATGAATTCTTCGAGCACTTTGCCTTTTTGGTGAAGGAGCTTTACCGGGTCATGGCCCCCGGCAGGAACATGGCCGTACATTGCATGAATCTGCCCTCATCCAAGGTACGCGATGGCGTGATCGGGCTTAAAGACTTTCGCGGGGATCTGATTCGTTCTTTTCAAGACGCTGGCTTTATTTACCATTCAGAGGTTTGCATCTGGAAAGACCCCGTACTAGCCATGCAAAGAACCAAGGCACTCGGGTTGCTTCACAAGCAGATCAAGAAGGACTCTGCAATGTCACGGCAGGGAATCCCTGATTACTTGGTAGTCATGCGAAAGCCTGGGATTAACGCAAAGCCATGCGCCGGAGAGTTTACGCACTATGTCGGGGACAATCCGCCAGAAGGGTTTATTGGCCTGCAATACGATGACGGGCGGGCCTACTATGTCCCCGGCCCCGCAGGTACTTCGGTTGACGTCTGGCAGAACTACGCAAGCCCGATATGGGATGATATTCGTCAAACGAACACGCTTCAGTTTCAAGAAGGGCGAGACAATGACGACGAAAGGCACATCTGCCCGCTGCAACTGGATGTAATCGAAAGAGCTTTGCAGCTTTGGAGTATGCCGGGTGATGTAGTGTTTACGCCATTCCTTGGGATAGGATCTGAGGCTTACACGGCAGTCAAGATGGGCAGAAAGGCCGTAGGCTCAGAGCTGAAGCCATCATACTTTGCGCTTGCGAAACGGCACATGGCCCTTGCAGAAAAGACTCAATACGATATGTTCGGATCTGAATAATGGCATACCCGGCAGACACGCAAAGGCGCGAGATAGTCTTGCGCCATGCCGGAACAATGCCCAGAAGGACTTTAGCCGCGATTCTAGGCATTACACCGAACACTTTGAGTAGATGGGCAGCAGATAACGGAATCAGCCTGAAATTGAAGTTTGAGTACTTAAGCGAAGATTACAAGCCGCAGAAGGCTAGGGGAATGTGATGTGGGTCGTGATGCTGGAAAGAAACTGGAAAAAAGAAGTTTGCAACAATGGGCGAGTCTACGGGCTAAAGTATGAGGCGGCACTTGCAAGGGATGAAATGCAGGGACACTTCCCGGCTAATAAATACACGCTTTGTGAGCTGAAGCCGACACAATCACTTAATGAGGATTGAAGCATGTCAGACTTTCCGCCGGAGTTACTGAAATACTGCACCACCGCAAGGCAGCGAGAGCAGTACGAAAGCCTGATGCAGACGGGGAGTTACCGAGCCACAAAACGGGCTATGGGGTACGCCACGCACAAAAACCTGATGGACCTAGTAGATAAGCTGAGAATCAGGGAAAAGACGGGCATATACGATCCGCTAGAACAAGGCCGGGTCATGCACGAAGACGAATCATTCAAAGCAACGAAACAGTTGCCGCATAAGCAGAAAGCCCGCTATGTGATTACCTGCGCCCAGAATGCAACGCCTGTGTTTCCACAGGGGCTTGCTGCCCTCAGGCAGTACTGCAAGAAAAACAAGGCGGAGTTAGTTGTGATCCCTATCCGCTACCACAACCCAACCAGCGCATGGACGAAAGCGGATGAAAGCTCAGATTGGTGGGCAAGTGAAATCGAGGCAGACATTGTTGACACTCGAACGGAGCTAAACGCAAACCTTGTCTTGCTTGCTGACATCCGAATTCAGCCAACGGCAGTTAGGCCGACTTCAGGCATGGAGACATTTTGCGGAGGTCAATCAACCATTATCGGTCATCCTAAGCTAGAAGTGGTCACAATCCCCACGCCACAGAATCAGCTTGCAAAGATTATCCACACAACCGGAGCCATCACGGTAGAGAATTACACCGATTCCAAGGCAGGAAAGAAAGGCGAGCATCACCACGCATTTGGTGCGCTGGTAGTCGAGATAAGCGGCGACAAGTTCTTTCTACGTCAGATCAATATGGAAGAAGATGGTTCATTCTATGATCTGGACGCTCGATACAGCCCTTCAGGGGTCGATACGGGCATAAAAGCCGCAGCACTGGTACTAGGTGACCTGCATGAGCGTTTCGTTGATCCTGGCGTTGTAAAGGCCACGTTTGGCAAAGGCGGGATAGTCGATACCGTAAACCCTCAGAACGTGGTTTTTCACGATGTACTAGACTTCCATTCGCAGAATCACCATCACCGAAAGAAGGTGTTCACGAAGATTGCCAAACACAATGCAGATCGGGCCAATGTGGAAGATGAGATTACCGAGTGCGCGGCATTTATTGACAAGCACTTGCGCGACGATCAAACGGCAATCTTTGTGCCATCGAATCACCCGGACGCAATAGCCAGATGGGTCGAGGAAACGGATTGGCGCGAAGACCCTGAGAACGCGGGATTCTACCTTGAGACTGCTTTGGCAATGGTCCGCTCACTAGATAACGAGCTTGTTGATCCATTTGTGTACTGGATGCAAAAGAAGCTCAAGCGCGTCAGTCAATGCGAATTCCCTGCGCGTGATGACTCAGTGATGATCCACGGGATAGAGGTAGGGATGCACGGGGACAAAGGCCCAAACGGGTCGAGAGGGTATATCAGGGGATTCGGGAGGATCGGCGTCAAGTCAGTGATAGGCCACAGCCATACCCCAGGCTTCATGGATGGGGTGGCTCAGGTGGGCACTTCCTCTAATCTGAGGCTTGAATACAACAGCGGTCCAAGCAGTTGGATGCACTGTCACTGTTTGGTGTATCAAAGCGGCAAACGCTCCTTGCTGTGGATAATTGGCGGGGAGTGGAAAGCGTGATCCTCTGCTGCCCATCGTGCCTCCATGAGCTGTTCCATGTGCTGGAAGATGGGCGGATATGTTGCGCGAAGTGTAAGCAGGAAATTGATGTAAAAAGAGTAAAAAAAGAGTGGATTTTGATTGCAATCCACTAAACGCGGGCGTAATCTTGAGGCATAAAAACCGGAGATTTACACATGGCACAAGTAATCACAGACAGCGAGTACACCCGACAAGAAATGATCCGCACTCAGAAACTAATACGGTCACATCTTGTATACATGGAATCAGATGACCTTCGGCGGGCAAAGCGCACTCTCAGGTATCTTGAAGCGGCGCTAAACGGGAGAGAAGCCAAATGGTAGACGCAATTATGCACTACAACGCAGTTCAGAAGATGGGCGCTAAAGAGGCTTTGGGAGCGTTTGACAGCGTGAACAGGCCAGCCCACTACGCTAGTGGCGATATTGAGTGCATCGACGCTATACGCGCTCAGATGAGCAAAGAGGAGTATCAAGGCTATCTACGGGGCAACGTTGTCAAATACATGTGGCGATGGCGAGATAAAGGCGGAGTCGAATCACTACGCAAGGCCAGATGGTATCTTGATAAGCTGATTGCGAGCGAAGTCTAATGATTCCCGTTGTAGTGCTGCTGACAACGTACCTCTTTGTACTTGGGAAGTCGTTTCAGCAGTTGAACGTGGCAAACTTCCGATGGTTGATGATTCCGCCATTTAGCTATCTCATGGCTTACATGGAATATGCAGGGCTAGGCGTAGGAATAGCGGATGTAATAGCGAACGGGTATGAGCGAATCCTGATTCTAGGCTTTGCGGCAGGCACAGGCGGATGGCTTGGTAGCTGGTCGGGTATGTGGCTTTATCGCAGGACGGAAAGTGGCAGAAAGTGAAACTATGAGCCGATCCAAAAAGAACCCATACTCAGGAAGCAAAGCCGTGGACAAGTCTTGTCGAAGTCACGGCAGTTGCCCGCATTGCGAGAACGGCAGGAAACACAAGAATGCAAGGCGAGCGCCAGTCAGTGAAACATCCATCCCGCAAGACGAACAGCACGATACATCGCATGACGTTTAAGCCAGCCGACCTTGGATATTTCCAGCGCCTCTAAAAAGATTGCGTCCGCTTCGTGGCGGGCGTACTTCTGAGAATAAAGGTAATCGTGAACAGTAGCCGCCCATCTGTCGCGGCCATGACCTGAGATAAAGGCACGGGCAGCGGCAGGAACTGAGGCAAAGTTCGTCACAAAGCCTTCAGGGACGCTAATCAGCCTTTCGTGATTGCCGTGCATAGTGATGTAGCGGAATTCATGCAGGAGCATGTATCCATCGTCTACGGCGCGGACATCTAGCTCGTTTAAGAACATTGGTCTCATTGCGCGAATCCTTCTGCTAGTTGCTTGGATAGAGTGATGGCCCGCTGGCCTACTTGTTGCGCCCACTTGCTTGCGAGCATTTCCTTTGCTGCCGTTTCGTAGTCGTCGTTATTCAGCGCAGCCCAGAATTTGGAGAACTTAGCCAATCGAGGCCGCCCAAGGTTGAACTGCATTTCAATCAGCGTGTTTTGAACGTGTTCGGGATGTTCGCGCCAGCCTGGGAATCCTTTGTCCAGCTCAATCATGCAGACTTCAATGTCGGAATCTAGGAGTAGATAGGCTTGTCTCAGAGATATTCCGGCGTCCAAGTTTTTGCCATAGCCGATAGTCAGATGCCCTTCCGTGTCCTTGTACGGCACAAGGGACAGCCCTTCGTGTTTCCGTATTGACTCTATAAGCATTGAGATATTCACAGCCACATATCCTGAAATCGCTCTATAATCGTATCCCAAACCGCCACAACCACGGCCACGATGCCGGACCAGATCAGCACAATCACCGACATTGCCCCGGCTATGTATCCCCGCTGGCTTGCCAACGTGGTTTCAATCCCGTCGATTTTCTGTTCAATCCTTGCTAACCTGTCCCGAGTGTCTTTTTCTACTTCTACCGAATTTTCGTGATATATTTCAAGGGCTTTTATGCGTTCGGTGGACATTTCAGGCGCTCCGTGCGGGTAAGTGGACACAATGCCTCTATATTACCATTTCACGGTTCAAAAATAAATTGCAGAAGTGTTGACACTGCCCGTAATGGGTGCAAATATGCGGCAAGTCAAACAGAAACAGGGGAAACGAAATGGCACAGTGGACAGAAACAGTTGAACTCGGCGGCATTAAGTTTGAGGTCACTTGTGAGTATTCGGCATACGAGCCAGCAACGCACACAGACCCCGCAGTGAACGAGGAATTTTACGCAATATCAGCGATGGCAAACGGATACGATTGGCTGGAACACTTCTCAGGCGAGACAGCAGAATGGCTTACTGAGCAAGTGCGCGAGAAGATGGCATGATGTGCGGCGATAGATGGCTGGAAACTGGAAGCCCTTGGGAGGGTGATGAAATGACAGAGCGTGAACCGACAGAAGAAATGATAATGGCCGGGATTAATGCGGCGAACAGGTCGATGCCGTACATAAACGATACGCAAATGGTGCTGGCAATCTGGAAAGCAATGCAAGCCCGCGCTACTCCCGCACTGCCGCAGGGGGTGGAGGAGTGGATAAAGCAAAATAAATTTTCTGCCCTATCTGCCGGGGAGTTTAATGACGTTGTTTCTATACGCGACCTCCGCGCCTTGCTCGACGGCATGGCGATTGCGCCGGTGGATCTGTTGCACGATATTGAGACCGATCTCATCATGGAGATCACAAATATTGGAAGATTGCAGGCACTTCGCGCAATCATCGAGGAAGAACAGCCATGAGCAAACAAGAACTGTATTCAATGATCGCAACGCTTGCCCTTGCCTTTGTGCTTGGATGGATTGTTGCAGGGGGTTTGTGATGAGCAATAATTGGCGCGAAGAACTACAGCAGCAGCTAGACATTAACAACGCACAGCGGCAGTTATCCGTGGTGCGTATAGGTGACGCAGTAAGTGAGCGTCAAACACAGCAGGAATGGGTCGGAAGGCCGAGAGAGGTCAATCGTGAGCAGAATCAAGCGTGACCCGCGAAGCTCAGGCAATGCGCCGATAATCCTGGCGCTAATCGTTGCGCTGATAATGCTCGGGCTGAATATCTTCATGCCTCGGGCGGAAGCGTCTGAGTTAGAGTTATACACTAGCCACGGATGGCAGGAGGAATTCTCAGCGATGAGACCGGGCATGACTTATTGGCCGGATGGAATCGTGGTGGAACTTAACCAGACGAATGCCCCTGTAGACGCTTCTATGATGCTTGAGCGGGCTTTGTGGTCATGGGGGCAAAGAACCGGCAAGGTAATCACGTTTGCAGGCTCTACGGCCTCTCAGGGGGCATCTAAGAGCGGCAAGATCACGGTAGTGTGGAAGACGCTTGCACAAATAAGATACATTACGGGGAGTCAGTCTACAGCAGCGGCAACGAATCGGTGGACGTACACGGACACGGGACATATTGCGGGGGCTATCATCTACCTGCCGATTGACCGCTTGCTATGTCTTGAGCACGCAATTTTGCATGAGATAGGCCATGCTATCGGAATTCAGGGTCACGCAGACACCGAGCCAACAGATGTGATGAATGAAACGCAGTCACGTTGTGTACCGGCACTGACGGTGCGCGATGTGGAAATGGCGCCGTATCAAGATCACAACTGCCACGCGGAGCTGCTTTCGGATGGATCCTTGTATATCCCCTCAGTAGGCGGATGGGCTGTCCACTTGTCGCCATCGCTTCAGATACTCAGGGCAGTGCCGCAAAGCAAAGCATGCGTAGAAGCCAAGCTAGACGGTGATGATTTGCTGTTGTCTGACATACGCTCACCTTCAGGCCGATGGATGGGGCAGCTACGCAACGAGAACAATCAATGGAAAGTTGTGTGGGTAGAGAGTCGGTAACGGCCCCGGCAAGTCCCATCACGGTCGTGAATGGGTGAGCAGCTTGCCGGGTTATAGCCCCAGTGTCGAAATTACAAACGCGCCGTAAGTGGCGTGCCCGGCAGTGTTTGGATGCACGTTATCGGACAGCTCGCCTACAGTGATAATCGTGGAGCCGTCGATATACGTGCAATATGTCGGCCTTGCAGCGGCTGCTGTGGAGATTTGCGTGCGGTAGTTGCCCAAGGTAGATCCAAGGCCGTTTGCAGTCTCTGTGACCCTCACAGTAGGCGATTGGCAGTAAATGGCCATGCTAGGAAGGGCTGTGTGCAAATCGTCTAGCAGGGCTGCGTAGGCCGTTCCAAAGTCAGCAGCAGTCCACAGATTCAGCGCATAGTCATTGGTGCCGATTGCAATCCACAGTGTCTCAGGGGAATAGGCGGCAATGATGGACACAAACGCAGCTCTTTGGCCAGAGGTTTGACAATCCCTATAAAGCGCACGATAGCCCCACGCTTCTTGTGCAACTGAATCAGGATAAGCCGCAGCGCGGACAATCTGAAACCACGAGCTTTGCTGCACAGGACTTGCAGCATCACCCGCAACGATGCTGTCCCCATAGACCAGAATCCGATTGGATGGAGCTAGGTTGGTTTGCGTCATTGGAAGGCTTGACGATACAGACTTGATGAACGTCCCGAGAATCGACCCGCTTGGAGAGGGGCGGCTTTGTGGTCCGTTCACAATGGATACAGTTTTGCTACCAGCCGGAAGAATCACAGACCGAGAAACATCCCCCTCTGCGCCTTGCAGGATGCTTTGGTTGTACACTCCGTTGACGTATATCCCCACGCTTGCAAATGTCGGGAAAGTATCGTGCAGGTTGTTATAGGCATTTACCGTGATGGCAGTGGCTGAAGTCGTGAAATCAAGGCTTGCATACCCAGAGGTCAGGTAGTAATCCCCCATGTCCACAGTCGTGCCGGTGTCTGTGAATTGAGTGGGCGTGTAAGATGACTGTGCGCCTGAAGAAAGCCCCGCAAGGTTTGCCAGATACCGCGTCACGTTCGATTCTTCCTGTGCGCTGAATGCTTCGTCTCGGTAGATGACAGAATACCAATCCACATCTGGCAGAGTTGTCTGCCCTGAGATTGTCTGCCCGACCAAGACAACTACTTCGGATGAGGTTGAATAGGCAATCGTCGCCGCTATCCCAAGGTTATCAAGATTCGCCACTAGAGCATCATCAACCCCATCCATGTTGATGAATCGCGTTCCGTACAATGGGCGCAAAGTTGAGGATGATTGCAAAGCGTGGCCGCCAGGTACGGCAATCACCGCATTTCCGTTTAGCGTCCAAGTCTCGCCGGTTGTGGATACAAAAGTCGCTCCTCCGGTGTAGCTGTTTGGGCTAAACGATACGGCCAGAGTCCCGCCGATTCCATTGTAGATGTTGGCTAGATAGACCTTGCCTTGCAGCATCTGAGTAGTTCCCGCAAGGTAAGACCCAACTATTACACTAGCAGTAGAGTTGAATGTATTGGCGGCGGTCGCAACGGTCACGCTTGTACCTAGCTGAGTCCATGTTAATCCATCATCAGACAAATAGAAGTTTGCCGTCCTTCCCGATGCGCCGTTGTTAACGTCAAGGGTTGCCTTTATCCACTTGCTCTGCCCGTTAGTAACGCCAGTGGCTACGGTTGAAAAGAAGTTGGAGGCAGACCCGGAAGTGCCATCCGTGCTTTGGTTTAGAATCAGTGTTCCGTTAGTGTTGACCGCGAGGTAATAAGATCGCTGATTCCCGGTGTTCAGGTACTTTGACACGATTATCTGAATGGCCGAAGGAGTCCAGTCTTCCATAGACACAAGCGCTTGAATTTCAAGATCGCCAGTTATAGAGGCCGCCACACTATCTGGGGTGGACAAGTAGTCACCTGACGCCCCCGGAAGGTCTGCCGCCATATCAGGCTGCGCCACCACTACATCACCGTTTATCGCCCAAGTTTCACCCGTGGAAGACGACACCAGAGAAGACCCGCCAAGGTAGTCTTCCGGATTGAAATCCAGCGCAAGAGTTCCGCCGATGCCGTTGTATATTTGAGCAAGGTACACTGTGCCGTTGAGGTTTAGGGAAGCTCCTTCCAGATAGGAGCCAATCATTACCTCGGCATTTGAATCAAACGTATTGGCGGCAGTTGCAACAGTAACGTCCGTGCCTAGCTGAGTGTAGGTTACGCCATCGTCAGAGAGATAGAACTTAGCCGTCCTTCCCGATGCGCCGTTGTCAACGTCCAGCGTTGCCTTGACCCACTTCACAGCGCCATTTGTTATTCCCGTGGCGACAGTTGAAATGAAATTGTCGGCTGACGCGTTAGTGCCAAGCCTGCTCTGCGTTAAGACAATTTCCCCGGTATTCTGTATGTAGAGCAAATATGATCTTTGATTTCCTGTGCCTAGATATTTTGATACCAATACCTGCGCGGCTGTAGGCGTCCAATCATCTAGCGCAACCTTGACGATTATTTCCAAATCACCAGTGATTGACGCAGCGGCGCTGTCAGGAGTGGAAATATAATCACCAGCAGCACCGGGCAAATCAGCAGCTTTCGCAATAACCCTGCTCAACAGATTCTGAGCAAACCCAACGGGATCGCTCGTTGCAGTAACGGCAGTTGTGCCGTTAAAGCCCTGATACAGGCGTTGCGGGTCGGCAAGGAAATACGCCCCGCTTTGGCCGTTATTAAAAAGGCTCAAAGGGCTGGTTTGCGTCATGCCTGCTGAAAAATTGTGTAGCTTATACATTAGAGCACCGGCTTGTAGATTACTGTGATACTACCCGTTGCAGCGTCGTCAGGATCAATGACAATGCCGGAGTCCAAAACAACGTCACCAAATGCAATGGTTTGGCCTGCTATTGCGCCGGTCGGGATCGTGAAGACAGTGCTTGCCCCGGTCGAAATGACGGTAGCCGCAGATGTGGTTGTGTTGATATAGACCCCACGAAGCATTGCCCGGCGAGTCGTGACAGTGGTAGAGTTGTCGGAAAGGTCAACTACATCCCATCTGAACTCAAAGCCTGTTTCTACTGTGTTTCCGCTCATGTCTTTATCCTCAAGTATTCGATTATTTTACCATGACCATACGCGAACTTCACCGCGTGCGCCGGTTCCGCCGTTGCCTTGGTTTGATGATCCGCCGCCACCACCTGAAGGAGCAGTACCATTGCCGCCAGCAGTCAAAAGAGTGTTATTTCCTGCGCCGCCATCACCTGCCCATTCGGACGTTCCGCCGGATGTAGTAGTGCCGCCACCACCACCGCCGCCGCCGCCGTTGATAGATGATCCGCCAGCCTCGTTCGTATAGCCGCCGATGCCAGCTTGCGCCATAGTAAGACGGGAGAAGCCCTGAGCAAAAGTCAAAGCGCCGCGAGGCATAGCGGGAGAGTTTGCCGAGGCCATCCCGCCCTTTCCGCCGTATGCAGTCAGCCATGATCCAAAGGAAGAATTGCCGCCGTCAGTGCCTGCGTTATTCCCGCCAGTAGCCCCCCCGGCGCCGCCTGTTCCAACCGTAACGGTCTCAGTCGCGCCCAAGTCCGATGCTTCAAATAGCTGCCAGACGCACTCGCCGCCACCGCCTCCAGAACATGAGTCTCCGTTAGTGACAACCGCTCCTCCGCCACCGCCAGCCGCGAACACTTGAACCAGAACAAAGGAAATATTTGCCGCCGCAGTCCATGTTCCGTTAGCAGTGAAAGATTGATAATCGGCCACGTTACGAAGCGTTCCTGAGCCGATCATGTCGTAAACGTCTGAGTTTGAATTGTAAGCAACAGATATAATCGAGCCGGATATAATCTCATCAGCAGAAATCGCAGCGCCTTTTGAGCGAATTGACTTAGCCGCAAGCCCATCAACAGCAAGTGTCGCCGCTCCGGTGTTCGTGTGGTTTGCCCTGAATACAAGAAGACTCTGAGCGCCTAGCGTGGCGTGCGCGTTGTTAGTGGTCAGGACGTAGGCATTTGAGCTTCCTGTGGAAACTAGAGTGCCCTGGGTGTCTTTGTAAAACTTGGACACTGCCGCCATATTTTCGCGGATAACGTCATTCACGCCGCTGGGGGCCATTCCTTCAGGCGCCCCATTAGGCGCTGCCGAGTTATTGCTTGCCGCTGTAGTTGACCATGAACTGATATTGCTCATTGTAGCGCCTCAAATTTCTGTCTGAATTCTCTGTTGTTCATCAGGTCTTCGATTGTGGTGGAAAGACTGACTTTCTCATCAACAAATGCCCGTTCAATCCTGCGAAGCGATGCCGGGTCAAAATAGCCTGGGTCTGTGGAAATCTTGTTAACAACTGCTTCCGCTGCCGGGTCTTCAAGTATCTGTGTCAATACTGAGAGAGTTGCAGCCCGTGGCATTGATGTAATCATGTCGGCCACTTGCGGCAGAGCTGTTACGGGGAAGCGATTAGTCACGCGGCCCATTCCAGCAGCGCCAGAGACAACGCCAGCGGCCAGCCCTAGCGCCACCTTGTTAAAGCCCGCGTCAAGCGAGGAAAGAACCTCTACGGGGCTTTCATTGCCAGCCGGAGTAGCAGCTTTGAATATCTGCATCATGGCGCCGATTGCTACAGCGGAGATGGCCAGCTTGGTCCCTGCTTTAGTCGGGCCACCTGATAGCAATCCAGTCATGCCGCCAAGCAATACACTTCCAGCCGCCTGCGTCCCTGCCGCATATGCCGCTGTTTCCAGCGGGTCAGCCTGTCCGTTCAATGCGGCGAGCGTAAATCCTTCAAGCCCGGTTTCACCAACCCTGCCGAGTCTGTTCATCAGCGTGGCCGTGGATTTTGAATTGACTGTGGCGCTTTTTAGGGCAGCAGCAACACTAGGAGCCAAAGCAATAGATGTTCCGCCCTTCTCAGCGGCCTTTGCAGCACTAATGGCCGCAAGCTGTGCATTGCCACGCGCAGACGCAATAGGAGCGCGAGCGGTCAGCATGGTCATCATGTCGCCACCGATCTGCCCGAGCCAAAATGATGTTGGGCTTTGCTGCTGCATGGCCTCGGTTCTAGCTTGCTGCTGTGCGCCTGCATTTGGTCGAAACTGGCTAAAGTCTCCCGTTCGGATCGCGCCCGCCAATTCTCCGCCTCTTTGGGCCAGGCCAAGCAAGTCTGAGCCGGTAGGGCCGGGAATCGTTTCTTGCCCCAAGGTCGGCACCGGAATCAATGTTTCAGGCTGCTGGAAATTGCGTACATCGCCGCCGCCCCGCTGATAGTTTGCAGGGTTCATAAAATCAGGAAGCTGTGCCGCGTTATTCACCGACCTTGCGGCAATGTTCGCCAGAACGTCAGGAATGTTCGCCACATTACCAGCAAGCCTAGATGCCATGCCCTGCATCATCGCAGAGCCTGAAGTATCTACTGCCTGCCGCTGCTGTTCTCGGTTTGCCACCATTGCCTGATTGCCTGCAACGCTAGGCGGGACAGACGACGAGGCGGCTTGACGCTGTTGGGCAATCATTTCAGCGATTGTTGGCATTAAAGTCCGGCCTCTTGAACGCGCTGAATTGCACGCTGAATCTGCGCGGGAGTCAACCCTGAAGTGTCAAGGTTTCTCAACTGCTCTACCGGCATTACCTCAATATCCACCGGGCCGCCCTTCAGCCTTTGCGCCAGTTCTCGGTATCGGTCAGCGTTAGGAACTTCAATTCCCTCAATTGCAGCACCATCAAGAATGGAATTGATGTTGTCGGCAATAATCAAGTTGTTTGCTTGCGGCGAAGAACCAAGGCTCGCATTTGAGCTAATCAGGGCGTTGAACTTAGTGTCAGTCAAAGCGCCAGAACCATTGAGCCGGTCGATGGACCCGATAACAAAGTCCTGAGTCAATTTGCTGAAGCGGTCAAAGTCAGAGATTACTTTTTGAGACTCGGCTGTATCCGCTCCGAACAATTCATTGACGGACGTTCGCACGCTGGCAATGTCTCGGCGCATGTCAGGGCTAACCATGCCGGGCGCAAGGAATGTTCCGGAAAGCCGCTCGTTCAGCTGGCCCATTTCTTCCAGCTTGGCGAGGTCTGAATACACCGCTTTGCGCGTGCCTGCCGCTTCCTGAGTGCGCGTTCTTTCCTCTTGCGCTCTGGCTGTCCGCTCGTTTTCAAGCTGCAAGCTCAGGAGCTGCAATTGCACTTGATCGGTCAGTGCGCCGGACGGGTCTTGCTGGCCCATAAACTCTTTGTAACCAGATCTGAACTCAGGCGAGCCGGGGGCAAGGTCGGGATTCATCAGCATGAAATCGTTAACTGAAGTTGACACTCTCGGCGCTTCAGCTTGTGCGGGTGCTGCGAATTGACGCGCTGCCGCTTGCTGTGCGAATGCTTCCGGATTAATCTGCCCAAGGAGGCCCATAGCCCGAGATTGGCCTTCAGGCGTATTGATAGCCGCAGGAGTCGCAGACACAACAGGGCCGGGAGTTTGGCCGGGGGTCAGTAAACCGGAGAACTCAGCAATAGCCGCCTTGCGCTTCTGTGCAGCGTCCATTTCATCGCGGGCCATTTGCAGCTTCATCTGCTCGGCTTGTCGCTGTGTGCCGTACTGAATGCCAGAGGCCAAAGCCTGTCCGAAGCCTACCGGAGTGGCAGACGGGCCAGAGGCGGCAAGGAGGCCGGTGCCAATGTTGAACATTGGATTAGACAAAAGCCCTTGCAGGTGATTCCCGAAGTTTCTTTGATCTGCCATAGATTACCCCAAAAGCCCAAGAAGGCCGCCGCCAACAGCCCCTATTCCGGTTCCCATCGGCCCAAAATAAGACCCAAGCTGTGCCCCAGTAAGAGCGCCGCCCAATGCGCCCGCGCCCTTGTTTCTATAGATAGGCTCTGTTCCAGTAGACGTTCCAGACTGCCCCAATAGAGCATTGAACTGAGGCATTCCAGAAGCCGCCGCAAGGAGCATTTGCTGTGCGTTCAATGGGGCGTTGATGTTGGATTGATTCATCTGCTGCTGCAATCCGCCGATGCCCTGAAGAACGTCCGCGCCAAGTAAACCTATGCCCGGAAGCTGTCCTGCCGCGTTAAGTTGTCGGCCTCGCTCGTCGCTCAGTAACCCGCCAAAGTTAGCCGCCGCCTGATTGCGTAGCTGCTGGCCTTGTAGCTGGGCTTGAATGTTCTGATTCGCAGCGTCCTGCTGAAGATTGCGAGCACCAAGACTGAAATCGCCCAATTGGCCGGAAGCCCTCAATTGACGCTCTCTTTCATCACCAAACAATCGAGCAAACGAATCAGACGCCGCTTGCTGCATTCCAATCTGAGCCAGCCCGCCCTTCGCCGCTCCTGCCCCGCCTTGCGAAGCAAACCCGGAGAGGATATTAGGACGGACGGCACGAATAGAGGCTTGCACAGCTTCATCAAAAGCCGGGTTGCCATACATGAACCCGCCGGCAGCGGATTGAGTCAGGGCATTCTGTGCTTCAGATTGAAGTTGTGCGGGATTCTGTGCAAAATTCTGTAGGCCGGAAGTGTCAAACGAAGCGCCCATTCCTTGGCCAAGCGCATCTAGCACTTGCGGAGAATAGCGGGTAATCGCCGCGCCTTGTGCAATGTCGCCAATCCGGTTCTGCGCTTGAGCCAGTGCGCCGTTAGGGTCTGTGGCGAAGTTCCTCGCCATGTCCATTCCCCGAAGCTGATCGGGGGTAAATCCCGCAACCAGTTGGTCAGCGCCAGCGTTTTGCAGTTGGCCTTGAAGATTAGTCAAAGCCCCGCCGCCCACGTTCATCTGATTTTGCAGATACGGCTTCAGGAAGTCAGGGATAACAACCTGGCTTTGGCTTTGCGTTGTTGTTGGTCCGCTTTGTTTGCTGCTACCGCCCATGATCCAGCCTCATAAGAATGGCTACTTGTCGCCAATTCTTCAGTTTCTTTGCGAGTCCGGGGCGGCATGATGCCTCAATGGTTGTTGCCCCAATCTGCCTAGCGTATTCTTTCAAAAGAGGTTCTACTTCATCCAGCCATGTATCTAGCTGTGATCCGGCGAGAAGTTCAATAAATAATGACTTGCCTATCGGAAATTCATTGACAGATACAATTCCAACCGCCATTATCTCGCTTTCGTGCATTGCCCACATCATCATTCTACCACTAAGCACTTCTTGATAATAGTACGCTTCGCTGTAGTGGTCGCCCATGCCGCCGGATAAAGCCTCCTGTATTTTGGGTCTAAACTGCTCCCATACCACGGGCAAAGTCTCTGCTGTTATCAAGCTGACTGACATCAGACAACCCTGTACACAATATGCAAGTGAACGGTAGTGGTATTGGTGAAATCAGCGTCATCAATCGCAGTAGCCGCGCCAGCCGATGCCCCGTGTGAATGGTAGAGGGTGATTGTGCTGGACCCGGTTTCGACCCTTGCTTTTAGTGCAGTAAGCCCGCTGCTGGCATTTTCCATTGCCAAATCAGCAGAACAAGCCGGAACGCCAGAATTGTTCGTTTCCAACAATCCTGTAATTGTGGCGTCACCCGTGGCACTTCCTTTGCTGGACAGGTCAATGTCTACCCATACTTCGTGGACTACTCCAGCGTAAGTCACGGTGCGCCCTAGCTGAGTTGAATAAGTGATGCCGGTAGTCGCCCCGCCAAACTTTAGAACCGGGGTAAAATCCCTGAGCACAGGAATGGCCGCGTTTGCTTGTTCGGCAAGCATTCGACGGTGTTCTTTCTCGTTAATGTGATTGGTCGGCACATTAGGCCGCGATCTTACATCAGGCACGGCCGCTTCCTTGTCTTACGTCCGCCGGGTCAATTTGAACGCCCAAGGCATCTACCCAATCATTCCCGCTAATGGTCAGCCTAAAGCGATGATAGCGGGCATTGGAGCGAGTATTGAACTTGCCGCTAGATGACTGGCTTAATGAGGCTCCCCATGTAACTGGGTCGGTCAATCTGTCACGCCGACCCACTTCCGCCGTCACCGTGCCCAAATCCACCAGAGGCCGGAAAGCATTTACCTGAGCATTAGCCCCGGCGAATATCTCGCTTTCTCGCGTCTCAATAGTGGCGGTCTTGTATAGCCCACGGAAGAACCCGAGCTTGTATTCATCATCAAACGCGGCAAGCTGTGAGGCTGATTGCTTGAACAATGGGGAATCGAGCGAAACATTCATCAGGTCAAGGTTTGGATAGCCAATAGCATCTAACTCATCCAAGGTGAATCCAATGCCCTTAGCTCTCAAAAGCAGCTCGACATCTTCTTCAATCAGCGTCCACTTTAGAAAGGTGCGGTCGTATATAATCAGCTTGTTCGGGCGCCCAGAAGTATTGGACGCGCCAGGATAAGCCCAGATAATCCGGTTGCCTGTGGGGTCTGCAATGCAGGACATTCTCGAAAGATATTCGGGGTCCAAATCCTCAAAGAAGAACTGGTCTACTTTCCCGGCCCCGATGTAATTAACGCCCGTGCCGCCGCCGGTCAATTCCACAAATCCCTGTTCGGATATGAAATATACATTGTCTCCCAACTGAGTCACGCAGCCCGGACAGATTGCGCCAACCTCCGGCAGAATCTCATCTATCTGGAACACCACGGGAGCGCCAATAAACGACATACGGGAAACGCCCCGCTGGCTAACGATAATCCCAATCTCGCCGCCTAGTATCTTTTGAATAGGCCCGCCCGATGGAAGGTCTCGGTAATCAGCCAGAGTAGATGCTGATACTGTCCAGCTTGTTTCGTCGCCTATCCCTGACCATCTCACGCGGTTTGGGCGGTTTCCGTCCGAAGCATCATAGGTATTAGCCACTACAACGAAATCACGCACCACGGCTATGTGACGCGCCCGGAAGGCCGTTGAAAGGTCTGTGAAGTTGGCCCCGCCCATCGTGATCTGTTGCGGGTCGTCGGTAAAGTTCACGCCTAAAACTTTGTTCTCCCATCGAACAAACTCCCACGCCTCGCCCGATGCCGTAGCATATGCCCCGCCAGAGTTGGTTACATCCGTCCAAGTCAGGTCGGTTTCGTTTAGCTCATAGATGGCCGCTGCAATCCCGACATACTGATAAGAAGCGTTGTTAATGTCGTAGGCTTCTATGGCGCCCAATGGACGGGTAGCCAGCGCATCAGTGATAACGCTAAGGGAGTTGAACGGCTTGTATCCTGCGCGTCCGGGGAGGGCATTCTTGACAACTACAGCCCCGGAGCTTCCAAGGTCTGCGTCATCAGGCGTCCATTCGATGAAATTGATTACAGGCATTTGATACCCTTAAGGAGTAGAGCCGCGAACCCTTGAAACTAGAGCGCCGGAGCTTCTTTCTTGTCTTCGAGCGATTGCTAGTCCGTCTACAGCAGACTTATACAATGATGCCCACGTTTCAATTCTTTCATCGTTCAAGAGGTAGGGTGCCGATGCTACCAACGCCCCGTAAAGGTAGGCGTCAGGAGCGCGAGTCAATAGCGCGTTTGTGGTGTTCCCATCAGCTAAGGCAGTGAGTGCTTTGTGGAAAAGAATCTCGCCGCTATACGAAGCGTCTGGAACTTTGTTGAATTCAAACTGTGAATGAATCGTGAACAATTCAGGCTTGCCGCTTTCTTCCTTTCGGTAGTCGCCCATCTGCTCAGGGGTCACATACTGAAGTTTGGTCACCGGGTCAGTAAGCAACCTGAAGGTGATGACCTCAAGCAAGCCTGTGGGAAAGTCTTCATAGCGGGCATCAATAGTGATAGCCTCGCGGGTAATCATCTCACGTATACGAATGTCTCGACGGTGCCTGGCTTCAGCAAGGTCAATAAACGTGTCAATCTTGGTAGTCAGATCATCGCGGTCCAAATGCTCCGCAATCTCTGTTTTCAATTCTGAGTATGTGCTAATTGCCATTGACTTTAACCACTCCCGGCTTTGTGCGGAAGGCGCGGAAATCACTGTTGTTCAGTAGGTCATTCCAGATAGCTTTTGCTCGATCTGTCTTGCAGTGCATCAATTCTTGAAACTTGATCCCCTTCGTGGCGCAGATGTTCTCTAACACCACGGCAGGGATCGAAGCCACTTTCTGCATATCACTTTTGCCAAAGCCTCTGGAGGCCGAGTTGTATTCTTCACGGTTATTCTTAAGAATCCCTTCAACGTCCTGCACGCGCTCGATAGTGAGAAGTTTCCTTCCCCCATCTTCGTGCATCCAGTGACGTTCAACGATACCGTTTAGAGTCTCGACCCCCATCAACTTTGCCATTAGGTAGGCTCCAGTTCCAGAGTGATTGTCACGATAGCAGTCGTCGAGGACGCGCCATCGGTTTCAATCTCTACAGCCTGGGTGGAAGTAAAGCTATTAGCCCCCGTAGGAGTGCAGCTATCCACATCGCCAGAGGCAGAGCCAGACTGTGTAATAGTGATAGTGCCGCCAGTAACAGCCGTTCCGCCAATCTTCAGCGTAAGGCCAGCGTCAGCGCCGGTAATAGCACTGTTGAGCGCAGTGTATGCGCGGATGATCTTGCCACGGAAGCCGGGAACAACGTAAATCTGCCCGGCTGCCGAAACGTCCGCAATCTGAGCCGTGATAAATCGACGGCTGACTTTGGGAGTATTAGGGTAAGTGTTTGCCATGTGTCAGTGTCCTTATACCGTGGCGCTAAATGGGGTTGCTTCAGTGCCTGTGCCGGACAACACACAACGCACGTAAAACAGGTTTGCGGCAACGTCAATCAGTTCAATGAAGTCACCCAAAATGCCGCCAGTTGTGGTGCCGTTAAGCGTAATCGTGTCGGCAGTTGATCCCGCCTCAAAACCAACCAGAGCATCGCCCGCATCCTGAAGAACTATTGCGTTTCCGCGCATCGTTTCAGAAGCAGTACCAACTTTGATAGTCGTTGAGTTACTTGTGACAGTAGTGCCCACGAAAAAGCGATAAATAGAACCAGTACCAGTAGCCAGAGGCAAAGTAACAGCAATGCCAGCCGCCCGATTAAGGGTAATAGTCTTGCCACCGTGTGACGCTTGAGTAACGGCCAGAGTCGCAGCAGTTGCATCTGTCACCCCGCCATTAAGCTGTGCCCGCACCTGTGATCCAGTGACGCCCCGCGTTGATTTCGTCGAGAGGTCATAAACCACAAACGAGTCACCGTCCGCTAGTGCGTCGATGGCTGGTTCGTTTTCAATGATGTATGTACTCATAAATTCTCCAGACAGAGGCCCCGAAGGGCCTCGCCATTATCAAGAGGTTGTCAGGTCGGCAATCATGCCGTTCGCTTTTTCATTGCAGGCTTCAAGTGTGTACTCAGCCAGAATCTGCTTACGGTCTGTGTCACCAGTCTTGGCAAGGTCAGTCGTGACCATGTTGCGGCCCGGCATAAACGCCACTTTCCACATATCAGACTGAAGCACGAAGGCATCACGCGAACGCTGGAAGCGGTTAGGAATCATCTTCAGTTGACCGAAGTCTGATTCATAAACGTCATAGGTCGCGTGCAGGGTCTTGTCTTCTGCTTTCTGGAAACCAGACTTGCCGCCAGTGAAGCTGGATGCAATTTGACGGTTGAATGAACCAGTCATCAGCACGTCAGGCATACCGCCTTGTTCCCATACCAGCTGCATTACAGTCTTCACCTGATCTTCCGTGAAAGCACGCTGCGTGCCGTCTGTGCGTGCGTCAGTACCGTCACCAGTACCATCTGCGCCACCAGCACCAAAATCAGTGTTGGTGAACAGCCACGCGGGAACGCCAGCACACTCGCGGGCAGTAGTGTCATCACCAGATACGCGGGCATTGTTTGCCAGCAGAACTGTTTCCATGTCGCGCTTCAGCTCTTTTGCACGCTTGAGCACCTGGTAGTCCATTTCATCAGCGCGGCCAGCGGCATTCACTGCGCGAGCTGTACCAGTGACGCGAGCCACCTTGTCGGAAATGTTGGTGTAATTGCCTCGGCGAGTTGTCGCAGTACCTGCATCAGTAGTTGCGTCATCGCCTTCAATCACGTAGTTAGTCGCAGCAGCGGCAAGAGAATCAACCTGCCATTCGTGGTAGGTGTTCGTAGCTTCTGAGCGGCCAGCCAGAGACAGAAAAGGCGTCTCAGTGGGGGAAACGTCATAGATAATGTCTGACAAGTCCTCGCGGATGCCTGCCATATCGTTAGTGCTAAAGGTATTGGTTGGTTGTGCCATGATTATTTATCCTTTGCGCCGTGAGCGCAGTAATTCGAGTGCAGATTCAAGGCTTCCTGTGCTTCTCAGCTTGGCTTTAACCTGATTCTGACGCTCTCTATTAACTTGTTCCTGTGGTTTAGGACTCCCAGGCTTAAGAACCTTGGGAATCTTAGTAATTTTCTTCTCTACAACTCCGGCTTTATCCTTGCCCTTGTCGTAAAGCATGGCCTTGCGAGCCATGATTACCATCCGATGGTCAGAAGCGGCGGAAATGTCCTCTTGTGTAAAGCCCTGATTTAACAGATACTCCGCCACCGCTGTTTTTTCGGCTTTGGCTGTGTTCGGGTCTTTCCACTCCGGCAGTCGTTCAATAAGCTGTTGGGCTTGTTCTTGAAGGTACTGCTGTTGCCGTTCTTTTGTTTCGTATTCAGCTTGGGCAACTGTGCTCTTGTATGAGTCAACCGCCTCCCGCTTGGTTCTTTCAATATCTTCGCGTCTTTGCTTGAATTCCTCGCGCTTCGCTGACCATTCTGCCGGGTCTTGCTGACGCAACTGTTCCCAATTTACTGAGGACTCATCCTTGTTGAAGGATTTTTCCATGCGGTCAATCAGGCTTCCTACAACTGCAAACTGGCTTTGAAGCTGTTCACGCTTCTCTGCAATAATCTGTGTTTCTGCCCTCGCTTTCTCTTTCGCTTCTTTGAGCCTTGCCTCTGCCGCTTCTTTAATCTGGTAGCTGGCTTTGAGGTCCGAAAGTTTAGCTTTGCCTTCCTCCCCGTTGATCTTCACCGCTATTTCTAGCGTGTCCATCCATGCAGGGTCGAATTCGTAATGGCTGATAAGCTCATCAATTGATGATATTGGGGATTCTTCCGCATAAGTCTCGACTACCTCTGCCGCCACCCCTTCATCTGGCGTTTCCGTGGAAACTTCCTCAGATGAATCTAATTGTACCACTTCCGGAGCCTCTGTTACATCCCCGTGGAACTGGTCGCCAAACGCTTCAGACGCAAGCAATGACCAGCTTTTCTTCGGTTGTTCTACTGCTTCAACGGTTGGTGTGTCCATTATTTAAACCTTTCAATTATTGACGGATTTTTCACTTTCAAAAGCTCTTTTGCTGCCGCGTCGCCGTTGGTGACGGTTTTCACTAGATACCCTCTCAGCGCCCCCAGTAGCTTATAGGAGCGCCACGCATCCTCCCTTCGCTGCGCGTCCTCTGTCGAGGTGTTGCGCCATTCATCCATGAGGGTTTGCTCTATCTTTTCAAACGCTTCCTTCAGTAGTTCGTTATCAAGTAGCGCCTTTGCACGCGGCCCACGCTCTGCCGCCTTTCTCAAAGCCATTTCACTCATCTGCAATTCCTTGGTTTTAGGTTGCGTTTATGCGTCTTCTAAAATCCCAGACAGAGTACATTACTCAATTTCCCCGGTTTCAGCGTTAAACCTCAGTTTTTTAGGCTCGGCGGGCTGGTTATACTTGAGTTTCAATTCAAGAAGCTCGTTCTGTAGCCCTTCCATCTGAATTGCAAGGTCGTTTTCATTCTTCGTTGCTTGCTCTCTCAGCTTCGCCACTTCAATCTGATAATCAAGCTGCATCTTCTGTTCTTTGAGCGCCTGAGACTGAGCATCCAGCATTTGCTGCCTTTCGAGAAGCGCCTGCTCTTTCTGCTGCATTTGTATTTGTTCATCTGAGGGCGGAGGAGCCATTTCGTCGCCAGGATCGGTAAAGAATAGCGCTGGGTCTTTCAGGTTTGCGTTTCTGACAAACTCTGCCGCCGTGTTATAGATGTTCTTCGGGGTCACCAGTAGATTCATGCCGCCATTCTGAACAATCGTCGCCTGTAGGTCTTTGATCGCAGCAAGGTGCATATTGTTCTGTTCACGGCTACCGATACCAAGCCCAATATTTACAGTCACGTCATAGCGGTCACGCCACGAAGTCGGGTCAACTTCTACCCAGTCATTGCGAAGGCGCACAATCTGCTTTTTGGTTTGGTGTTTCTGGATCAATTCGTGCAGATGGATGAACAGCGATTTAATCCCGGTCTCTGCAAAGATTCTGGCAATCGCCTCGATTTTCATCCGCGCCAAGTCCATAGACTGGCCCATGACTGAAGTTTGAATGTTCTTCAGTTGGTCAGGTGAAAGCCCTTCAGCGTCCGAATGTACTCCCGTGCGGTCGCGCTTCACCTTGTCGAAATACTCGATCATGGGGAATGACGCGCCAGCCGTGAAGGGCACTGTCATTGGCGAGTAAGACTCAGCCACCGGGCGATTGAATCGAGTGACGCCGCCGATCTTGCGAGTCAGCAAGTCATCTAGGGTGTTATCACCTATGCCCTGCTCCCATACTGCATGGCCGGGGTTGTTCGTGTGGTACAGGTTATCCAGAGTCTGCCGCAATAGAGTAGTGCTGACTCGCTGAACGTCCATCACGGCTTCAGCAGGGCACGATCCGAAGTGTTTATGGGGGAGCGGCTTAGGACTAAGAACGTGGAATGGCTGACGGTCTGCCGGTTCGTTTGACAGAACGTAATTGCCAGAAACGAAAACTTGCCGAAGTTCAGAACGCCCCTTGCCTTCGTAATCACAACGGATATAAACCTCGCGGACTCGAATCAAGTCTTGCGAGGCGTCATTCGTGCCGCGTTCTTCTTCGTCGGTCTTGTCGTATCGTGCGGTTCTTTCTTCCGTGTCGTCCGCCCTACCGACTGCCGGGAGCATATCAACGATAGAAGCATCAAAGCCCATAGCCAGCAAATCAGAGCGTGCAATGTCCCTCTCTTGTCCGACCATGCGAGCGGATGAGGGGTCAAGCGTGCGGGCATCTGAGGAGATTCGGTATTCTTCGGGCGGGACGTTTTCAACAATGAATCGCGGTTCTTTGGTGACGCGCTTCACTTCAATATCGTGCAGCACTTCGCCGGTAAGATTGTCGAATGATTCGGACCGTTCGACGGGTTCGAGTTCATCATCTTCCAGCAGGGCGAACAGTTGCGCCTGAGTCAGCCCTGAGTAAGTCTCGGTTGTTACTCTCTCGCTTTCGTCATACCACGCCTTCACAATGCCGTTCTTTTGCACAAGGGCATCAAAGAACCACGTGTAAAGAATCATAAACGCGGGGTTCTTCTTGAAGAAGATATGCGTCACAAAGTCGGATTCTTGCTCAGATTGCGCTACGTCCTCAAATCCTACAGGGTCAAAGGCAATCAGGTTATCCGCCACCGTGAACAATCGAAGCAGCGAAGGCATAATGCCATCGACAATATCCGCCACGTCTGAGGTTACAACCTGGGATTGCCCGTCCTCCTCGTTCCCAAGGGGCTTGGACATATAGTAATCCCACGCACGCGCACGCTCGACGGATATTTCCCCGCCTTGCTTGCCCATCGCGCCGGAGAACTCGTTATCAATTAGCGCGAGTAGGTCTCTTTCGTCCATCTTTGGCATTGTTCGGTTCCTTTGTGCGCTGCAATAATAGCGCAACGGCGGCTTCAAGCTCTAAAACGCGGTCTTGCAGATTTTTTAGCTCAAGGTCTTGTTTAATGCTCATATCATGGATATTCTGCGGGTATTGGTCTTGAGCTTGCGCGGGCTTTGTAGCTTCTTGGCAAGGTCTAGCTGCCCGATTGCGTAACGTGTAGCGGCCATTAAGGGATAGCCAGAAACGGGAATCTTGCCTCCTTGCTTGCTGAACAGCTCAAATTCAGAAAGCCATTCGGCCAATCGACGGTCTACCTTAAACCGGCCCGTTCTCATCCGTTCTTCAATGTCCCGTGAGGCTATTTCCGCCATCTGTGGCGATTCTTTCAAGCCCTCGAAAAGAACATTACAACCTCTTTCCATTATTTTATCACTGAAGTCCTTTGAAGTCACGTTCCACGCTATTGGAATCCAGCGGCCACGGGCGTTCAAGCCCTCTGAAATCACGGCCAATACCTCTGCATTGAACTTGCACGCATCATACAGCGTAACAACGTCTGACAGCTTATCGTGGCCTATCCAGACAGCCGCAACCTTGCCGTCTTCCTCTACTTCAATCCCTGCAATTCTTCGCCATTGGTCACTCATGCTCTTGCATCCGTCAAAATTGAACTGAGATTCACTGTAAATACCTGTTGATTGCCTTGATGCTCATTCGCTACAGCACAAGCCATGCCAAGGGCTACCATTCCGTCTATTCTGCCCCGGCTTCGCTTCTTGTCTAGCTTCCGGTTGCCCGCTTCGTCTGACTTCACAACCGAGTTTGCCGCGCACATAGTCAAGATAGGGTGATTGCCGTGACGCATCTTTGTGTTTAGCAGGATTGTTTCGAGGTTTCTCAGTGCTGGCGACATTGAAACGAACCCTTGCCCGAAGTCTTGAAATCTGTCCGTAATCAAAGCCTCTGATAATCCAGCCTTCAGCAGCCACGGCTTAAGGTGCCGCATGTTGTAGCGGTCAAAGGCCACCTTTCTAATATCGTATTCGTTGAACAGGTTGGCAATGTGCTTGGCAACGTATTCGTATTCAATAGACTTTCCCGGAGTAGTATTGAGAAAGCCCTGCTTTGCCCATAGGTCATAGGGCACGCGGTCTTGTCTTGCCCGCTCCTCTAGCCCATCAGCAGGAAGCCAGAAAGTAGACTTCACGTTGAACCAGCCGTTCTTCACCGTGACCATAATCAAGGCCGTGAGGTCGCTCGTTTCTGACAAGTCCAGTCCCGCATAAACCAATCCGTTGAACTGCGGATCGTCGCCAGACTCCGCCCATACGCCCTTAGTCACAAACGGACTATAAGCCTCCACTCTCTGATTCAAGATCAGGTTTCTGAATTCAGCCTCACGTGCGGGCATCCTTCGAGCTGCCTCTGCCATTGCCATCGTTTCTTCAGCGTTCTGGAAATCACCAAAAGCCGGGTTGGCCATGCGTATTGTTTCTTCGCAGAAAGGATCGGCGTCATCTGGGGCAGTGTACAAGAACAGCTTAATTTTAGGCTTCGTCTGCCCTGCCGCGATACTTGCAATAATCTCGCGCACGCTCTTAATGTGCGCCCCGGTAATATCGACAATCTCCTCTGCCGGACGGCCAGCAAGCGCCAGCTCGAAAATTGCTATTTGCTGTTTTGCGTCGTCAATCAGGATTGATAGCAGGTCGCTATCGTTAGGGGCTTGCGTAGATATGATGATTGAAAGGGGGGCTTCTTGCGCTCCCGTTGCGGTCTCAAGTGCCTCGTATAGCGAATGTCTCGGCCCCTTAACTTGCCCTAGTTCGTCGTGAACAATAAACACCGGGGAAAGGCCGTAGCTTGTCGCCGCATCAGCAGATAGGGCTTTATAGAGCGTGCCCAGCTCCTGACAAGCCAGCTCCTTGATTGTCTCGCGGATAGTGACAAACTGAGGCAGCAAAGACGAGAATCGCACCATCTTTGCCGCCAGGCTGTAAACAATCGCCGCCTGATCCCTTGAAAGAGCCGTCGAGTACAGTTGGGAGTTTGGCCTAGCTTCAGGCCCGCATGCGTGCAGCAATAGCATTATGGCCGCAATAGCGGTCTTGGCGTTCTTGCGGCCTACCGAAATAATAGCTGTTCGCGTAGGGGAGTCATAGATTCCCTGAATAATCTCTTTCTGCCAGCTTCTCAGGACAATCGGCTTTCCTACGTCCCGGCCATCGGGAACAATGCAGTGAGTTTCAATCCATGCGATATTCCGACAAGAGCGTGAACAATACTTGCCCCACTGCTTTTCCGCCTTCTTGTCGCAATACGAGCATTTTGCCACCTAGCCAAGCTCCCAAGGCTTCTTCATTCCAGCGCCCTTGCCTTTCGACTTCTCAGGATGATAGGTGGATTGCTGGGTCAGTCTCATCCTGGTAGCCAGCGAAGACATGGCGCGGCCTTCACGCTCCTGCATGGCAAGGAGTTTGTCGTAATCCTTCAGACTGAATCCCTCCTCGCCTGAGTCGTCATCTTCCTCCCGCATCGCCTGGACACTAGCAGCGTCACCAGAGTGCGGCCCGACTTCAATCGACCTAATCATCTGAGCAATCCGGTTAGACGAGACAACGTGCCGACAATACTGAGCCAGCAGCGCCCACGATTCACGCGGGAACCAGTCAGCAGGAAGCCTATCCACAATGGCACGCCATTCCGAAGCCTGCTCCTGCGTCAATTCCGGCAATGGCTCCGGCCTCTGAGTAGCCACGGCCATGCTCTTTTGTGGCACAACTGCCAAGTCTGC